GGGCCGTTCTAAAACGCAGGGCGAAGGTAGGAAAGATGAATATTTTAACCCAATAAGGATTCAGACCGGGCAGTATAATGAGCTTGATCAAGAATTGTTGAGATTAAGTGAAACCGGGATTGGAGCTTTTCCTTTTCATAGAGATCGAATAGACGGCATTAAACTAAACAATGAACAATTCAATGAGTATGTAAAGTTGATTAATGGTGTTGATAGCAGTGGGAGGCTGTTGGGTGAACTGGGCTTTAAGCCGGAAGAAACATTGCTAAATGCACTGCAAAATCAACTAAAAGACCCTGATAGCGGTTACTTTACTTTACCGACAGATGAGGACAGATTCAAAGAATTGAGCGGTATATTGTCCAACGCCAAGTCTAAAGCAAGAATACGACTGAGGGAAGCAGACCCATCTCTTGATGCTCGGATAATTATGCAGACACCATAAGGTGACAAACAAATGAATTTAGTGTACAAAACGTAGAAGGTAGGTAAAGGATGGCAACATTTAGTGTAAATGATCAGGTTAGGCGTGTTGTTGCTACGGGTGATGGCAGCAATGACAGCTTTAGCTTTTCTTTTCAGGTTAATGCCATAACCGATGTTAAGGTTTATGTCGATGGCACCCTGAAGACTGCCGGGTCACATTACAACATCGTGAACTCTTCGGCGGCGGCTGGGCTGAATACTGACGGGACCGGGGTGGCAAAGTTTACGGGCGGTAACATCCCGGCCAATGCAACAACCGTTACAATCCTGTCGGACGTGCCAGTAGCAAGGACAAGTGTTTATACGAGTGGCGGCAACATAACAGCGGCATCCCTTGAAGCTGACCTAGATACAATGACAATGATGAACGGTGATCGTGAAGAGCGCGACACACGGGCACTGCTTGCTCCCGTTCAAGACCCCACAACCATTGATATGACGCTACCGGCCAAGGCTGATAGAGCTGGCAAGGTTTTAGGTTTTGACAGTTCAACCGGCAACCCGGAGGCTACCGAGCAAGTTACCGGCGCGGCGGTAAATGTGTCAGCGGTTTCGGCTGGCGGGTCACCGACTGCATCTGTCAGCGTGTCTGGCGGCACGGCTACTTTTAGCCTGGGCATCCCTGCTGGCGCAACAGGATCGGCTGGAGCCACTGGAGCCGCTGGAAGTGCCGGAGCCGCTGCATCAGTAGCAGTTGGCAGTGTAACTACAAACAGTCTATCGGCTGGTGCATCTGCAACCGCCGCTGTCGCCAATGGTGGCAGTTCTTCAGCAGCTCAGTTGAATTTTACATTTGGTATCCCGGCGGGGGCTACTGGGGCACAAGGTCCACAAGGTCCACAAGGCCCAGCGGGATCGGGGGCTGGTGACCTTCTTGCATCTAATAATCTTAGTGATCTTGCAAATGCTGGCACAGCCCGCACAAACCTCGGCCTCGGCACTATAGCAACTCAGGCTGATAACTCGGTCAACATAGATGGCGGTGCTATTGATGGCGTCACGATTGGCACAAACAGTGCAATAACAGACCTTCGGGTTGATAACCTCAAGCTAGATGGCAACGCTGTTACCTCAACCAACACCAATGGCACGATAGACCTTACAGCCGATGGCACTGGAAATGTCGTCGTCAAAGGCAACACCAATCCTGGCACCGTAGTATTCAACTGCGAGAGCAACAGTCATGGTCAAACAGTCAAAGCACAACCACATTCTGCTAGTGTCACAAACACATTAACACTGCCGCCCGGCGGCGATGGTGAACTGGTTAGCACAGTAGCAACACAGACACTGACAAACAAAAGCATTGCAGCTTCACAGCTAACAGGGGCTATGCCAGCATTAGATGGGTCAGCCTTGACGGGTATAGCGGCTGGTGCTACTGGCGGCGGGTCAGATCAAGTGTTCTATGAAAACGGTCAGACGGTAACAACCAACTACACTATCACAAATGGCAAGAACGCCATGTCTGCCGGGCCAATCACTATTAACTCAGGCGTGACTGTTACAGTCGGCTCCGGCGAAACATACACGGTGGTTTAGATGAGTACATTAAAAGCAGATACCATACAAAGCACAGGCGGTGGTGCGGCTACGCTGACTAGACAACGTGCGGCAAAGGCTTGGATTAATTTTAATCAAACAAGCACTCAAGCGATTAGAGATTCATTTAATATTTCAAGCATAACAGATGCAGCGACAGGACAAACAAGTCCGATAGCTTTTACTAACAGTATGTCTGATGCTAACTTTAGTCCTACCCATTTCAATAATGCTAACACAGGTAATAATCACACAGCGTTTGCTAATAACTTTGCTGGGGGATGCGGTGGTTTAGCAACAGGTTCTTTTGGTACGTCATCGTATAATACGGGGTATGTTGATGCAGAGTTAAATTATAATTCTATTAATGGAGACCTAGCATGAGTAAGATACTTGTAAACGAACTTGCTCACACAAACGACACTACGGCTATAACTATTGATAGCGATGGCGTTGTAAAAATTCCACAAGCCCCATGTTTTTTTATAACAGGCAATAATGCTGCGTATGTGAACACTAGCCCAATACCTTTTGGAGCTACTTCAATAGACACAAGAAGTGGCGTTGATTTAAGCAACAATAAATATGTCGTACCCGTGGCGGGCAAATGGCATTTCCATTTACAGCTAGGCATAGTTCAAGTAACAGGCGGCGGTAGTTTATACCCTTCAATTCAAAGAACAACATCTGCTGGTACTGCGACAGGTTTTGGTTATAGCTTTTATGCGCCTACAAATTCCAGCAGTGTTCAGTCTTATAGTAATTTAAATGTTGATTGCATTGTAGATTGCTCTGTTAATGACTCTATTAATGCTGTTTTTACTCAAACCAGTGGCACTTATTATAATGATTCGAATACTTGCAGATTTTTTGGGTATTTCTTAGGATAATATCATGGCAAATTACAGAAACATTCAATTAAGAACACCGCCTGAAATGACGCTAGATGTTAAAAGCACAGCAGCTCTTATTTTGCAAGAAACCGATTGGACGCAACTATCGGATTGTGGATTAACGAGTGATTGTGTGGCTTTGTTCAAAACCTATCGAGAAAGTATACGAACCATCCGTAAAACAAACCCATCTAGTCCAACATGGCCTGATGCGCCTACTGAGGAGTGGTCATAATGGCACATGGAAAGTTAAAAGCAGATACCCTAGAACACAGCACCGCTGGGTCACTTGATACGCAGTACGTTGTGAATGGTAGTGCAAAACATTTTGCTGTTTTTGATGGGACAGGCACTGCCGCTGTTGACACTTCATTAAACAATTCATCTCTTACAGACGGTGGAACTGGTACATACACATTAGCTGTAACAAACGCTTTTTCATCCATACATTTTGCTGTTACAGGTGCTACTACAGGAAATAATGAAGCATTTAACTATATATCAACTAGTGGTTCTGCAAAAACAGCAAGTGCCGTTAGTTTTAAATGCTATCAATATGATGGCAGTGTAAACGATACAGACACAGTTGATATAGTGTCACATGGAGACCTAGCATAATAAAAACACCAGAATTTCAAGGCACACACCTATTTGACAGACTATGCTGGGCGAAGGAGAACCTTGAGCCGCATCAGTCTGAATATCGTGTTGTGTATGAAGATAAGATAGATGAGTGTGCAAAGATACTTGTGCCTGATCCTAACTGGATGGCTTGTGCATTGCAGGGCGGTATTCTGCCACCTGTGCAAGTATACTGGGAACTAGCCAAAGATGAGGCACAGCCCGACTTTAAGAAGCACACAAGGGGTTATTTGCTTCATAACACAGAACCTGTTGAAGCTATGACTGAAGAGCAGGCCTTGGAATATCTCATAATGAAAGACTGCCCACAACACGTTTGGCGAAATTGGAATGAGGGCAACAAACCTAAGATGGTTATCTGCCGCAAAGATCAGCTTCCAGCAACAAGAGAATGGCGTAATTCCTGGAAGATTTCAGACGATTTAGTAACCGAAGATTTGGCCGCATAGGAGACACCGATGACAACAACATACATTGTAGATAAAGATGGCAAATCGATTGACGCTGCTGACTTAACGAGCAAGCCTAGTGACCGTCACTTTAGAGGGGCGTGGACATTGTCTGGCAAGGTTATTTCAGAAGATATGACAAAGGCAAAGGAGATTTTTAAGGATAAAATCCGAGAGGTTCGCGCACCACTGCTTGAGGCAGAGGATGTAGTGTACATGAAAGCTCTTGAAGCTGATAACGCAGATGCAAAGGCAGCTTCAGTAGCTAAAAAGACTGATCTCCGGGATGCCCCAGCAGCTTCTGCGATTACTAATGCTGCAAGTATTGATGCCCTCAAAGCAGCCTGGGATACTGATGTCCTTGGCGAAAGTCCTTATGCTTGAGGTGTACAATGTCAAATGGTATCTTCAAGATATTGAACAAATGGTTTCATAAAATAGGGAGACTTTTGATGCCGACACTATATGACTTGAACCCCAAGCTGCGGCCCAAGGCAAAGAAGAAAGTTGAGCCTACGGTTGCCGTGAAGAAGAAGGGCCGTCCGAAGAAGACTGCCAAAAAATAGATGGAGCCAATTACCACGGCAATCGCTGCGGTAACTGCGGCATCGAACGCAATCGGTTTCATCAAAGCCAGAATAAATGACGTTCAATCTGTGGCTGAAATCGGGGATCAGATAAGCACCCTCTTCTCCGCACAACAGAAACTAAACGAGGAGCGAAACAAGCAAGCCGGGGTTGGTGACATAAATATCCGCAGCTCAATTGACGCTGTATTAGAGGCGAAGAAGCTCAACGAGGAAATGCAACAGATTGCCACCATGATAAATATGAGATGGCCTAAACCAGCCGACCAGCCGTCGACATGGCAGGAGATACTTAACCATCATAATCAGAAACTCAGGGAACAAAAGGAAGCGAAAAAGAAAGCACAAGTTGAAGCGGCCCGAAGGCAACAAGAGGTGGCAGAGACAATTAAAGCGTGTGCAATTATCTTCGGTGTACTCTTGGTAGCTATTTTCTTCTTTGTTGTAATGTTTATGACTATTGCGCGTAGTTATGAGGTAGTGGTGTTATGATTACTGTAGAACAGTTTTTGAAATGGAAAGTATTACCACGATTTATGATGCTTGTATCTACAGCAATGTCGTGGCGATGTGCTGAATGGTTTATGTCTTTGCCACCAGACGATCAAACTACACAAGCTGCCAGTTTTGTCAGCGTTGTCATGGGCGTTATGACAGGTGTGTTCGGTATTTGGATGGGGCATGAACATAAAGGTGAGTAATGTTTGAGACATTTGTTTTGGTTATTACTATGTGGGGTAATGATGGAAACGACTGGCATTACATTGGCAATCAAATTGTACTGCAACAAGAAATGACAGAAGAACAGTGTCTTTACCTCATTGACGAAACAATGTGGCAAGCCTCTTACGAAAACGAGTGGTATCAACTACGAGCGCACTGCTTCCCAGCAGGTTGTGCCGGAAAGGAGAAGTGCTGATGATACAAGCATTGATCGGCCCCGTATCTGGGCTACTAGATAAGTTCATTGAGGACAAAGATCAAAAGGCAAAGCTCGCCCATGAGATAGCCACGATGTCAGAAAAACATGCGCAGGAAGCCTTACTTGCTCAGTTAGAAATCAACAAGGCTGAAGCTGCAAGCGGTTCTATTTTCAAGGGGGGATGGAGGCCAGCGGTCGGCTGGGTGTGTGCCATTGCCTTTGCATATCACTTCATCCTCAAAGACCTAATTATATTTGGAGCATCATTCGCTGGCTTGGAACTACCAGAGCTGCCAGCTTTTGACATGGGCACCCTACTCACTGTGCTTGGTGGGATGCTTGGGATTGGTTCGCTTAGAACGTATGAGAAACAAAAGGGGCTGACCAAATGAACATCGACAAACTGCGTGAAGAGATTGCTGCTGACGAGGGCCGTCGCAATGCCGTGTACCTCTGTAGTATGGAAAAGAGGACCGTCGGAATCGGGCACCTGATTACGGCTGATGACCCGGAATGGCCTATGGAAGTGGGCGATTCAATAAGCGACGAGCGCATCGACGAAATGTTTGAGACAGATATCTCTGTGACGATTGATGATTGCCGCATGATCTTCCGTGACTTCGATGGGTTTCCCGAAGAGGCCCAGCTCTGCTTGGCTAATATGTGCTTTCAGTTAGGTAGGCCAACCCTCAGTAAATTTGTAAAGTCTATTGGGTATGCCAACGAGCATATGTGGGGTCAACTTGCCGAGGAGATTTTGGACAGCCGGTGGGCCAAGCAAACACCCAACCGAGCGCAACGTATATCTGACCGCCTGTCATTGATTGAGGTGCCAACATGAAAAGAAAATTTAAATCTGTTCCCAAAGACAAGAAGAGCGGCATTCCAACAAAGTATGTAGCCGGTAGCAAAAACCCTGATGCAACCCGCCGTGAAATTAAGAACACTCGCCGCCTCTACAAGGCCGGTATGCTGACCCCGGCGATGATGGATAGGATCAGCAAGCAGAGGAGCAAAACCTGATGGCAAAATTTGACAGCATACCTGGAGCTGGACGCTACAGTCAAAGCACCCTTAACAGGGTGTATCGTAGGGGATTGGGTGCATTCTATAGCAGTGGTAGTAGACCCGGCCAGAGCGCACACAGTTGGGCAATGGGAAGGGTGAAATCTTTTGTCAGCGGAAAAGGTGGTGCCCGAAAGGCTGACAAGGATTTATTGAAAGGCAAAAAGTAATGGCAAAGACAAAGAAGAAAAAAGAGTTTGACCGTAAGGTTGCCGCCAAGGCAATGACCCTCATGAAGGAAGGAAAACCCCGCAAGCAAGCATTTGCCATGGCTTACGGGATGGTTGGTGAGAAGACTAAAGGATAGTTATCGCTCTGGCTTGTCCGGGTTCGATCTTGATCCAACCTCTGTTTTGCAAGGCGTGTAAAACCTCATGCACACAACTGGTGCCCCTACGCTCTTTCATTAGCTGCTGGCCCTCTACCCTGCCCTGACAGATTTCCCGGACACTTGGGTAGATGCCGTTGGTTTTGTGATACACGCGGAGAAAATCATAGATTTCTTTTTGCCGCTTGGTGAGGCCAGCCTTATCCATCACCCGCCTCCTTTTCTTCAATCCCGAGTTGAGCGTTGTACTTGTTACGCTTCAGCTTCAGTTCATCACGCAGCTCTGTATCCAAGCCCTCAATAGTTTCAAGGTTAAGATGCTCCAGCTCCTTGAGCTTGGTCCGGCGTTCAGCGTGAG